CCACAATTCAAAACGATGAACAGATATTGACGGACGCGAACGTCAAAAAGGAGTTCAACGCGATCAAAAGGATGTTCCGATCGGTCAAGGATGACGATCCGGACAAAATGAAACTACTTGAAAGAATCATCGAGGAAGTCGCGTTCCAGAAGGTCGCAATGAAAGCGGCGAAAAGGGAACTGATCCTTCACGGACTGCAGACGACAACGAAAAACGCGTCACAGAAATTCGTCAAGGAAAATCCCGCCGTCCAGACATACGACAAATATTCCAGATCCTACACATCGAACATGAAAACCCTGATCGATATGTTACCGCCGAAACAGAAGAAAGAGGTTTCGCGAATAATGGCGTTACGCGGGGACGACTAAAGGATGAAAAGAAAACAGGCGCAGCAGGCGATCGAAAACGCCGGAATGAAAGACAATTATATATTCCAGTATTACGACGCGATCGTCCGGATCAAGAACGGCGAAAAGGTCGAAGGGGTTCGCGCCGCCGGATTCTTTATTCACGCGATTTTCCGGATCCTGACGGAAGGGATCCAGTCGGGGGAATATCTTTTCGACGCCAAAAAAGCAAAACGGGCGATCCGGTTCATTGAAAATTTCTGTCATCATTCCGAAGGACGCGCGGATCTTTTGATTCTGGAACTATGGCAGAAGGCGATCGTGTCGGCGATATTCGGAATCATGGATCCGGATCGACCAAACTGTCGAATGTTCCGGGAAGTCCTTCTGATCGTCGCAAGAAAAAACGGAAAGACATTATTCGCCGCCGCGATCATGGCATATATGGCATATATCGACGGGGAATATGGCGCGAAATTATATTGTCTTGCGCCGAAGTTGGATCAGGCGGAATTGTGTTTTGACGCGTTTTATCAGATCGTCCAGTCGGATGACGAACTGAACCAGATGACAAAGAAACGCCGGACGGATATCTATATTCAGGACTTCAACACATCCGTGAAAAAGATCGCCTTCAACAGCAAGAAATCAGACGGATTCAATGTCTTTTTCTGCCTGAATGACGAGATCGAAGCGTGGCGCGGCGATTCAGGATTGAAACAGTACGAAGTTATTTCATCCGCAACGGGCAGCAGGGAACAACCGTTGATTATGTCAACGGGGACGGCGGGATATGAGAATGACGGAATATATGACGAACTGATCCGACGGGCGACGGCGTTCCTGAAAGGGCGAAAGATCGGCAAGGAAAAAGAACGGCGTTTCCTGCCGTTTTTGTATATTATTGACGACGTGGAAAAATGGGACACGCGGGAAGAACTGGAAAAGTCGAATCCGAATCTTGACGTGTCCGTCCGTTGGGAATACTACAAGGAGCAGATCGCGATCGCACACGCGAGCCTGTCAAAAAAGGCGGAATTCCTGACAAAGTTCTGCAACGTCAAACAGAATTCGTCGATCGCGTGGTTGGATTTTCAGGACGTCGAAAAGGCGGTCAGGAAAGATTCGTCAGGCGTCCCGGAACATTATTCGCTTGATGATTTCCGGGGATGTTATTGTGTCGGCGGAATCGACCTGTCAAGAACAACGGACTTGACGGCAGCAGGCGTTGTGATCGAACGAAACGCGGTCAATTATTGTTTCGTCCGGTTCTTCATGCCTGAAAAGCGTTATCAGGTCGCGATCGACGAAGAAGGTGTCCCGTATAACATTTACAAAGAACGGGGGATCCTGACAATATCCGGGGAAAATGCCGTCGATTATAGGGATGTGTTCAACTGGTTCTTTTCGCTTGTCAAGGAATACAAGATCAAGCCGCTGAAAGTGGGTTATGACCGTTATTCAGCGCAGTATCTTGTCAACGACATGAAGGACGCCGGGTTCCACATGGACGACGTTTATCAGGGAACAAACCTGACACCGATCCTGATCGAGTTCGAAGGCAAATTGAAAGACGGATTGATCCAGATCGGGGACAATGGACTGCTGCAGTCGCATTTCCTGAACGTCGCCGTCGATATCAACATGAACGACAGCAGGATGAAGCCGGTCAAGATCGACCGACGCGCCCACATCGACGGATCCGTCGCAGTATTCGACGCCCTGACCGTAAAAATGAAATACTATAACGAGATAGGGCGACTTCTGGAAAACAGGGGAAAATGATCCCGACAAGATGACATAAAATTTCGTCATTCTGTCGGGGTTTTGTTTTGTATGATATGGCTATGATAGGCAAGAAATAAGCACAGAAAGGGGGCGCAGTCCGTGGGACTATTGCGTGATTTATTAAATTTAAGACGTGCAAAATTCGCGCCCTTCGTCGCCCTGACGGGCGATTATCAGGCGAACGGAAATCTGCGCGATTCTGACATCGTGGGATCCATAGCGAACGCGATCGCGTCGAACGTCGGAAAATTGCAGCCGCAGATCATCCGCCGGACGGATGACGGACTGAATGTCAGAAACGATTATCTGTCCCGGATATTGTCGCTTCGTTGGTCGCCGGAATTAGACACATATTCCGCACTTTACAGAATGGCGTCCGATCTGGTTTACAACTCAAACGCCTACGCGGTCATATTCTACACGCCGGACTTCACAAGGGTTCAGTCAATCGTCCCCGTCACGGCGAAAAATGTCAGGATATGGGAATCCGAAAACGGGATCCTTCTGTTCCGGTTCGTCTGGGACTATGACGGTAAAGAATACACCCTGCCGTATATGAACGTGATCCACATCCGGGCGCGTTACGACAAGAAGCGATTCATGGGAACCGCGCCTGACGGTCAGTTGAAAAACACACTTGAACTAATCGACACGACAGGCGAAGCCCTGCGGTCAGCGGTCAGGAATTCGGCGAACCTGAAGGGATATTTGAAATATAACAATTTCATCGACGACGACGAACTGAAGGCGAAGGTCAAGGAATTTCAAGACGCATATATGAGCGTCGGCAATACCGGCGGCATTGCGGGACTTGATAATTCAATGGATTTCAAAGAAATCAGTCAGACAACGCCGCAGATCCCGGTTGTTCAGTCGCAGTTCCTGCGCGACAACATATATCGTTATTACGGCGTGAATGAAAAGATCCTGACATCCAGTTTCAATGAAGCCGAATGGAATTCGTTTTATGAAAACGTCATTGAACCGATTTCGATTCAATTATCCCTTGAATTCACGTTCAAATTACTGTCAGAACGTGAACGCGGATTCGGAAACAAAGTCATTTTCACAGCGAACCGCCTTCAGTATGCGACACTTCAGACCAGAATGTCGATCGGCGGTCAGTTATATGACCGTGGGATCATCACGATCAACGAACTGCGCGAATTGATGTATTACGAACCGATCGAGGACGGGGACGTCCGAATGGTAAGTCTGAACTATGTCAAGGCGGACGATCAATCGCTTTATCAGGTCGGAAAAGATGACGATCAGGATCCGGGACAGGAACAGATCCCGGAAAACAAATTGAAAAATGCAGCAGTCTATTTCCTGAAAACTAAAAGAAAGGGGGCGGCGGACAATGGCAGCAAAGAAAACAACGTCTGAAACAACAAAGAACAGCGGGATCGAGATCGTAAAGGACGGAAACGTCACAAGCCTGATCCTGCCTGACGAAATAGCGTCGGCAATATGGAAAGACTGGAAGCCGGGAACAGTAAATGTTTGCGTCGGATCAAAGGACAAAATTGTCGGGACGGGAACATTCAACCGAATCGGAATCCGCGCGGCGTTCTATTTCCAGAAAAACGAAAGGGGGAACGCGTAACAATGCCGAAGATTAAATTTTTCAACTGCTTCGAGGTCAAGAACGAAACGGCAACATCGGCGGATCTGTATTTTTACGGCGATATCGTTTCGGACTATTGGGGCGCGTGGCAGGAAGAAGATCAATATCCCGAAGCGATCAAAAACTTTTTAAGCGGGCAGCAGGGAAAATCCCTGAATATTTATATCAATTCAGGCGGCGGAAATGTATTCGCCGGAATCGCGATCTATAACATGATCCGTCGATTCGCTGAAACCGCGTCCGTGAAAGTCCATGTTGACGGATTAGCCGGATCGATTGCGTCCGTGATCGCTTTTTCCGGATCAGAACCGCCACAGATTCCTTCAAATGCGTTTCTGATGATTCATAATCCGTGGGCGTTGGTAGAAGGAAACGCCGCCGATCTTCGCAAAATGGCGGACGATCTGGACGTCATCACGGACGGGATCGTGAATGTATATCTGGAACACGTCAAGGAAGGCGTGACAGAAGAAAAGATCCGCGAACTTATGGACGCGGAAACATGGATGACGGGAGCGGAAGCCGCAGAATATTTCGACATCGAAACATCCGAAAGCGTCGCCGAAATCGCGGCGGCAGCGGGCGAATATGTCGCCCGGTCGCGCAATATGCCGAAGGATCTGATTATCCAGAAGGCAGCAGGCGCGGCAAAGAATGAACAGTCTGAAAATCAGGACGCGCGGTCGGCGGTACTGATTCAGAATAGCAAGAAGCGCGAAGAAATCGCGCGAACAATCATCAACAGTTTGTGAAAGGAGATTAAAAACCATGAAACACGATGAACTTGTGAAACTCACAAAAGACCAGTTGAACGCGCGTCTGAAAGAGATCGGCGTTCAGGCGAAAACAGCCGAAGGCGAAGTCCTTGACGCTTTACTTGCAGAAGCGCAGGACATTTCCGACATTTTGGATCAGGCAAAGAAGCGCGAACAGTTGGCAGGATTCGCCGACAGCGCAGAGGATCCCGCAACCGGCGAAGGCGAAAAGGACGACAAGTCCGAGAACAAGGACGTCAAGGCGTTCGACAAGCGCGGCGGACAGTTAAAGGCGGGGGCAGGCGTAAGGATGAACGCCGGAATCGCAGTCAAGAACGTGAAGGACGCCCTGTCCGTATCACAGACCGCACCGGTTAAGCATACTGCGCCCGATCTGAATCCTACTGTCAACCCTGTTTCCGCCCTTGTGGATCTTGTCAAGGCGGTTCCCCTTCAGGGCGGCGAAACCTACGAACGCGGATTCATTAAGTCCTATGAAAACGGACAGGGTGGCGCAACAGCAGAAGGCGGCGCGTATAACGACGTTGAACCTTCATTCGGTTATGTGACCATCGAGAAACAGAAGATCACAGCGTACACCGAGGAACCAGAGGAAATGCAGAAACTTCCTAACGCTGATTATGACAGCGTTGTCGAAGGATCTGTTTCAAAGGCGATCCGCAGATATCTGTCCCGTCAGATCCTTGTCGGCGACGGAACCACAAGCAAACTGAAGGGAATCTTTTTCAATCCACAGACCGCGTCAGAACAGGTCATCGATCCCGCGACTGACATCACAACGATCACAACGATCGACGAAACAACCCTTGACGAAATCATTTACAGTTTCGGCGGGGACGAGGAAGTCGAGGGTATCGCGACACTTATCCTGAACAAGAAGGATCTGAAAGAGTTCGCGAAACTTCGCGATCTTCAGGGGCGCAAGGTTTACACCATTGTGAACAACGGTCAGACCGGCACGATCGACGGCGTTCCGTTCGTTATCAATTCCGCTTGTAAGGCGGTAAGCGACGCAACAGCCGCTTCCGGCGACTATCACATGGCGTATGGATATCTGCAGAACTATGAACTTGCAGTCTTTTCCGACATCGACGTTCGTCGTTCCGATGATTACAAGTTCAAGAACGGTCAGACAGCGTTCAGGGCGTCAATGTTTGCGGGCGGCGCGGTCGCAGCATGGAACGGATTTATCCGCGTAAAGAAGGCGTAAAAAGGCGAAAGGCAGGAATGAAAGATGACGATCGAAAAACTGTATGAAGCGGCGCGGCTTCGCGTAAGAAAATCAATATCGGATGATCTGGACGCGGATGTTCGTCGCCTTGCGGACACAGCGATCGGAGATCTTAAACGAATAGGCGTTGATCCGTCGTGGTTGGAAAATCCGTCGGATCCGCTGATCGTTGAAACCGTCCTGTCATACGTCAAGGCGAATTATTCCATTGACACGACAGCCTATCCGATATTATCGGGAATTTACGACATGAACATGACAAAGATCAAGGGCGACGGGAAATATTTCGACGTCGCCCCGGATCCTGAACCAGAACCGGATCCCGATCCGGATCCTGATCCGGAAGGGGGCGGGGACTGATGAAAGAATGTCAGATCACATTGATTCATCCGGGCGATACGTCGGACGATGACGAAAGGACATCCGTTTTCGCGGAAGAATATCCCGTGGGACGGGACGAATTTCAGTCGGCGGGCGTCAATGGGTACAAAGCACAAAATCAGTTCGTTGTGTGGGCGTCAGAATATGACGATCAACCGGAACTTGAAGTCGGGGGAAACCGCCTGACGATTTACAGAACATACGGCGAAAGACCTGACGGAAAAGTCGAACTGTACGCGGCGGAGCGCGTGGGAAATTATGGTCGTTAAGATAAAGCCGGATCAACTGGATCAGGAGATCCGGGAACAGTTGGAAACATACAACGCGGACATACAAAAGGCGGTCAGCAAGAATTTGAAGGATGTCGCAGACCAGACGGCGGACACGCTAAAGAAGGGCGGATCCTACAAAGAAAGAACCGGGAAATATACGCCGGACTGGGCGGTCACAGAACGACCGGGACGGTCGGCGTTGCAGGGCGAAGAATATTCCGTCCACAACCGGAAACATTATCAGTTGACGCACCTTCTGGAAAAGGGACACGTCACGCGCAACGGTAAAAGAACAAAGGCATATCAACACATCCTGCCCGCTGAACAGGCGGCGCAGGAATTGGCGGTTGAAGCGGTCGAAAAAGCCGTCAGAAGCGCGAACGGGGGTATTTGATGATCGGAATCACTTATGAAAGGATAATCGAACGATTGAAGGCGTTAGGACTGCCGGTCGCTGAATATGAATTCAGGGACACGAAAAAGAATCCAGTCCCGAAGCCGCCGTTCCTGATCTATTTTTCGTCAGAGGATCAGACCGGAACGGATGATCTGAACCGGATCAGGAACATTCAGGCGTCAATCGAGTTATACACCGACAGGACGCCGGATCACAATCTGGAACACCGGATCGAAACGGAAGTCCTTTTTGACATTGATTTCCACAGAACGACCGCCCCGATCCAGTCAGAAAATATGTATCAAACGGCGTATGATTTCAACGTCGTTCAAAAAATGAAAGCGTAAACCACAGGAAGGAGAAAAGGAAATGAACAAAGCACCTGAACGTATCATTTTAGGATCCGGCTATATTCATTTAGCCGTATTCAACAAGGGAATGACGATTCCGGAGCCGCAGACATTCTGCACCGAAGAAAACCGTTATTCCTACATCAAGAACGGCGCGTCCCTTGAATACTCAAACGAGATTCAGAACGTGTCGGACGACATGGGAAAAGTGAAAAAGACCGTCATCACATCCGAGGAAGTCAAGTTGAAGGCGGGACTTATGACATTGATCGGCGACACGATCGAAAAGTTGTGTGATACCGCCCGCGTCAGCATTTCACAGGACGGAAAGTATCGCAAGACAAAGATCGGCGGCGTTGGAAACAGAAAGGGCGCGAAATACGTCATCTGTTTTCATCATGTAGATCCTGAAGATGGCGATATCTGGGTAATGATTGTCGGAAACAATCAGGCAGGGTTCACATTACAGTTCGCGCCTGCAGACGCGACAGTCGTTGACGCTGAATTCACAGCACTTCCGAACCTTGATGAAGAAGGAACCCTTGTCGATTACGTCGAGGAAATCAAGGACGCAGAACCCGTTGCGACAACTCACAGCGTAACGCAGAACCTGACACACGTCACATCCGATTTCGCAGGAACAACCGTTGACGACGGCGAAGCGTTATCCGTTACCCTGACAGCGGATTCCGGTTATACAATCGGGACACCTACGGTCAGCATGGGCGGCGTTGACGTGACTTCGACTGCGTGGGATTCAGCAACCGGAAAGGTCGAGATCGCAAGCGTAAGCGGCGACGTCATCATCACAGCGTCCGCAACAGAGGACTAAAAGGCAGCAGGACAAACAAGGAACCAGATCCGGCGGTCGGGAACGAAAAGAAACGCCCGCCGCCGGATTTTTGTTAAAAACAAATATTCAGGAACAGAAAGGATCGGATCATGGCAAATTTATCATTCAATTTTAACAAGATCAAAAGAACATTTTTCAACGTCACATTAAAGGACGGACAGGAAATTCAGGTCAAAATGCCGACAAAGAACACCTTCGAGAAGGTCAAAGCGTTGACGGCATTACAACAGGATGACGACGCAAGCGTTGATGACGTGATCGACACAATGGCGGGCGTCATGGCGGACTGCCTGAACAACAATTTGAACGGGTACAAGGTAGATCCGGACACAATCGCGGCGGAATACGATATCGAGGAAATGACGGCG